CTGGTAAAACGTCAACAGAATTTGTAAAAGTTGAGCCAGATGTAAGGTTAGAACTACGAATTACCACGTTCCCTCCATGTAAAACATCAATGTCTGTTGACTTATCAAAACGTAATCTTACAAACTGATCTGATAAAGGCTCTATTTTTACATTTTGTACATCTGTTGGTAAGTCAGTTTTACCGACAGCATCAAAAGTGATACTTGCTGGATTTACAGAAACTTCTCCTATAGCATTAAGACTGAAAACTCTTATTTCATAAACACCTACATTGCTATTTAAAATATCAAAATCTGTGCTTTGTATATCTTGTACAGTTGAATTACCATTATTAAATCTATAAGCAATCCTATATTGGTTAACACCCTTAACTGGTTGCCAAGAAAAAGTTAATTTACTTACAGCTTTATTATTTATAACTACAATTTTTTCTTGTGCAGAAAGGCCAGAAGGTGCATCTTTTATTTCATTTAATACTGATATAGTTCTTGCGGTAAGTGAAGAACCATCTTCAATAAAATCATATTTACTAGAATTATGCGTTAAAGCTGTAATTGTGTAATTTAAACCTTCTTCAACAACTGAAATAACTCGCCATGTTGTTGGTTGAATAGTTGTATTTTCTAAAACCCATACAGTATTTGTCTGTGGCGTTTGACTGAAAGCATCTGTAACGGTGATAACAGCACCAGAAATAGAGTCAACATTTTTAGTTTCTAAAGTACCATCTGGTAAAATTACCGATAATTTTGCAGTATTTGTAGCGTCTAAATCTGTGTTTGTAGAATCATCAACCGTAATTTCTGTTGTAGTTGCAGATGCAACTAAACCACCTCTTCGAACACCAGCTTTAACAGGGTCAGATATTTGTATAACTTGACCACATCTAACTAAAACACCAGCTTCAGCTGTAGCAGTAAATGTACATGTTTCGGTTGCATTTTGTTCATTATATAAAAACCACCTACCTAACCTTGCGGCTTGACCTCTAGAAGTACAAGCAAACGCTGTCACATTTTTTACAATACTGCCAAATTTAGTAATGTTTGCATCGGTATCTTCAACAGTTTCAAAATCAACTGTTTGGGTCTCCATATCAAAATACGCAACATTAAAAACAGTGTGTCTTGTTTTTTGACTTGAACCAGAATATGTAAAACCACCTTCTAGTACATTTGCAAGAGTAAATTGATAAGAAGGGTCTGTAGGATTATCTTGTGAAATTGTTATTGAACCAGCAGAATAAAATGGCATCACATTCATTGTGGTGCATAAATCATTTATTAAATCAAAAGCCTCTTTAGAATTATTTAAATTTACATTACAACTAAAACGTGGCTCTGTTCCTCCAAAACCATTATCAATTTTTTCATTGTTATAAACAGAAGCGGCGTAAAAAGCATACTGATCTATAGAGCTTGCATCTATACCAGCACCATATCTTGTGTTAGTTAAAATATCAAATAAAATCCATGCAGGGTCAGTTGTCCACTCCTTATCAGTTTTAAATGTTCCATTAAATGTTCCTGAGTATGTAATACTTCCATCGCTCTTATCAACTGTGGCATTATGTGGAATTTTAAGTCTTATTCCTCTGATACGAAATTTTCGTGTTGGTATATTTGCTGAAATACTACTGTCAAATCTTAACTTTGTATGTGCTACATCAGGATAACGATTCGTTTCATATTTTATTTCTGTGTACGATGTAAATTGAAAAGCATCTATTATCAGTGGATTTAATGAATCTACTTTGTCTCTTTCAACTCTAATCTGCACAGGAAAAACAACGTTTGATGGGAAATTTACAATATAATCTCTGAAATAGGCATCATTAGATTTACCAATAACTAAATCTTCTATTTCCGTAGTTGTTGTACCATTGCCTTGTATAAGCTTTACATCAATATCAACTAATTCTCCATCAATATCACCATTATCTTGAATGTGCTTTAAGGCTGGAAAACCAACTGTAACTCTTACTGCTTGAACATCTGTATCGGTGACTGTTACTGTTACAGGGGTATCGTTTAGAACAGTTGTACCTACAGCAATTTCTCTTTCAACACTTGTATTTGCTGGTAAGGCTTGTTGATTATCAAGTCCAAAATTAGCAACAAAATCAATATTTTTATAATTTAGTAAAGTTTGATCTGGAGCATTATTATTGTTTGGTGCATTTTGTTGATATATTTGCGTTCCATCTAAAAAAACATCTTTTAAAAAAGAGTTCATGTACTGTTGTGATGTTCTGTCAGTTATACCAGCCTTTGAAGCAGTAGCAGAACCCTCTATCTCACCTTCAGAAATAACATCTACCAGTGTTGCAAATTGTTTGCTTGATAATGTTCTATCAAAATCAGCATGATTTTTTCCAACAAAACCCCTATTTGTTTGATAACCACTCCAACCACTACCAATTCTTGTTCTTACTATTGTAACCATTTAATTACTTGTAACTGCTGATACGTTGGTTCTTTGGTCAGTATCAATGCCATTACTAACTAAAATACTGCCAACAAATATTTCTCCATAGACAACAGGCAAAGTAACGCCAGCTCTTGAAATATTGGTAATTCCACTAAAACTATAATTACTGTCAGCCAAAGAACCATCATTTCTACTTATGCCAGTTGATG